GATAAAGGTCCCGCAGTCCAATTTCGTTTCTTTTGCTCGAGAAGATATTATCTCTCAATCAGAATTAAACGTTATTTAACTGACGCCCAACGCGTTCATGGAATTTATTGTTCAAATAATCCTCTATTGACGAAAATAGCCACAATTATGATGAACTCCAAATTTGCACATTGATGTACAATTACGAGTTTGACCAAATTGTTTGGCAGGTTTTCCAATATCTGGAGGAGTTACTAAAATAGTAAATTCTTCTTCGTCGACTTTAAGTACTTCTTTGTTAATCACTCCTGAGTAATTACTCATAAAATGATTTTCAAAGTACTTATCGTAGAACAGTTTAATGAAACTCTGACGAGCTTCATCTAATCTGTTAGAAGAATATGGAATGTCGACAAAATCAGAAAATAAGTCGAGACTCTTTGGGGTATTATGAATAATGTCCAAGGAATCTACAGAACTATCTTTCTTCTTTAAATCTAGAACTTTTCTGAGACTTGCAAAAGCCTCAAGTTCAAAGACAAGAGAATTAGGAGTTTTGACTTCTTTCTGAGGTTTGTCAACCTCAAATGATGAATCAACCAATTCATCTCCAAGTCGTAAACACGATCTTGGCATTCGGATTAATCCGTTTCTCCTAAAAGGATATGATTTTAACACTCGTCCACGATAAATCGTGTATGAAGTAGTTGTATCAAACTCATGAGATGAGGAAACAGGACCAAGTCCACCAAAGTTCAAAGGAACATCCATTGATCTTCTAGATTGATTAAGTAGTCTTCTATAAAAGAAAACAACTGTCGATTTCTTCATTCCCTTCTCAAGGAGTGTGGAAATTTGATCAATTCCAGAGGGTTTTCCTAACCATTTGAAAAGGGAATTACCGTAAGGTTTTCCATCAACAAATAGCTTGGAATCAATGGTGAACCATCGAGAAGATTGATAATTCTTTCCGACCGATGGTTCAAGTCCTAATGAACTTGCGAATGCCTTCCATTCTTTAATTTCCTCTTCCTCTGAAACAAAAGTGATATCATCACCATGAATCAGACAATCCAACTCTGTCAATTTTTGCTTTCGAACTCTCGCGAGTGAAAAGGCATTAACTAGACATAAGATTGGAAAAGAAAGAAGAGAACCCATGAGTTGTCCATTGTTCTGAATAACAGAATTGCAAATTGAGTCATCTACAGTAAAACTGGAAAAGACTTCAGATTGCAATCTCTTGTTATAAAGAACCCTATGACTGGAAGTCCCAGCTAAAATATATTCAGAAAGTTCTGGATATTTCTCAGCTAGTTTTCTTCCAACAATACGAGTTAATCTTTGATTGAGA